GATTTTACACAGTATGGTTGGAACACTGAGTACCACTGTCATAAAATCTATGCTGGTGAAGAAAAATATACAGACCATGATGTAGTTATATCAACTTGGCAGTCCTTATATAAGGAACCACGAAAGTTTTTTGATAGATTTGATGTTGTAATTGGTGATGAGGCTCATCTATTTAAAGCTAAGTCTTTGACTAATATAATGTCAAAGATGCATGGATGTAAATATCGTATTGGATTTACTGGTACGTTAGATGGAACTGAATGTAATCAATTAGTATTGGAAGGTGTGTTTGGTAAATGCTCAAAGGTTACTAAGACATCTGAGTTAATGAAAAGAGGACATGTTGCTAAGTTAAAAGTAAAAGTTCTTTTACTTAAACATCAAGATCAAATCTTTGAGGGTTATCAAGATGAAATGGAATACCTATGTGAACATGAACAACGTAATAAATTTATTCGTAACTTAGCATGTGACTTAAAAGGAAATACATTGGTACTATTCAACTATGTAGAGAAGCACGGTTTGCCTTTGTATGAGATGATAAATAGTCATACCGACAGACCAGTACATTTAGTTTATGGTGGAGTGGATGTCGATGACCGAGAACATATTAGGAGATTAGTTGAAAATGAAGATGATCAAATTATTGTTGCCAGTTATGGCACTTTCAGTACTGGGATTAACATTAAACGGTTGCACAACCTCGTCTTCGCCTCCCCAAGCAAGTCCAGAGTCCGTAACCTCCAGTCTATCGGGAGGGTACTTCGACAGTCTAGGGGAAAAGAAATAGCAACTTTATATGATGTTGCTGACGATATTAGTAGAGATAATGGAAAGAACTATACTCTCCTTCATCTTTTTGAGAGATTAAAAATATACAAACAAGAAGATTTTAATTATGAAATAGTAGAGATTAAACTTAAATCTTATGATTAATTACGCTAAACATGACGACGAATTTCACGGAGTTTTTAAACTCGTTAGTGGAGAGGAAGTGCTTGCTAAAGCGGTGTTAACAGAAGACAGAGAAGAAACATTATGTTTCCTTCAAGATCCTGTATGCATACAAGTTATTAATCAAGATATGGGTAAAGGAAAAGTGTTGCGAGGTATGGGATTTCATAAATGGATGCAGATGTCTGATGAAGATTTTTTTATTGTTAGAGAAAAAGATGTATTAAGTGTTGCATCTATGTCAAAAGAAATTGTATATATGTACGAAGCATTTTTAGCTAATGAAGAACCACCACATAAAAAAGACGAACGGACGGCACGAAGAGAAACAAATTTAGATAATACTCAAGGTTATATTGGTAGTATTAATGATGCTAGAAAGGTCTTTGAAAAATTATATAAAGGCTAAACTGTTCCCCTGAACCCTTAACATGGTTATCCTACACACAATTGATGAGTTTGTCAAGCTTGTCACTCTGTCACTTTAGTGATATAATATATTCATATGAGGAAAACCATATGAGGCGAACAACAAAAAAGAAAGAACATTATGTTAATAATGCAGATTTTCTAGCCGCCATAGTAAAGTATAAAGAAAAGGTCAAACACGCAGAGGAGAATGGATTACCAAAACCTCGTGTTAATAATTATATTGGGGGTTGCTTTCTAAAGATTGCAACTCACTTGTCATATAGACCAAACTTTATTAACTACATGTATAAAGATGATATGGTTTGTGATGGAATAGAAAATTGTATACAGTACATAGATAATTTCGATCCAGCAAAAAGTAAAAATCCATTTGCATATTTTACACAGATAGTGTATTATGCATTTCTACGTCGTATTGCTAAAGAGAAACGTCAGATGGATATCAAAGATAAAATTTTAGAGAAGTCTGGATATGATCATGTGTTCTCAGTTGACGGTGATACTAATGCAGACTATAATCAAATTAAGAATCGTGTAGAAATGAACACCAAACGATGAAGGTCTTACTGATAACAGATCAACACTTTGGTGTTAGGAATGACAATCAACATTTCATTGATCACTATAGAAAGTTTTATAGTAAGATTGTTATACCTTTTATTAAAGCATCAGGTATTAAAGATATAATAAATTTAGGAGATACGTTTGATAAACGTAGATCTATTAACTATATGTCTCTGGAAGCAGCGAAGGAGATGTGGTTTGACCCTATTAAAGAATTGGGTTGTAAGATGACTGCTTTGGTTGGCAATCATGACATATATTATAAGAACACATTAAGAATTAACTCACCAGATGAGTTACTAGGAGGATATGATATAGATGTTATCACCGAACCTACCACCCGTAGTTATGACGGTACTGATATATTATTTCTTCCTTGGATATGTGATGAGAACTATGACAGAACCTTACGAAGCATCACAGAGAGTACTGCACCTATCTGTATGGGCCATCTTGAGCTTAACGGCTTTGAAGCTCATCCAGGTCATGTGATGGATCATGGTACTGATATGAGTTTGTTTAGAAAATTTGATAAAGTATTCTCTGGACACTATCATACCAAATCCAATAAAGATAATTGTTATTATCTTGGAAATCCCTATCAGTTATATTGGAATGATTATGCACAGAAGAGAGGGTTCCATGTTTTAGATACTGATACTCATAAGACAACTTTTTACAGAAATCCCTTTGACACTTTTCATAAGTTGTATTATAATAACGGTGTTGCTATACCAAATGAAGAGGAATTAAAAGGAACCTATGTCAAACTCATAGTAGAAGACAAGGGTGATTATTCTAAGTTTGATTATAAAGTTAAACAACTTCAGGATATTGGTCTTGCCGATCTTAAAATCATTGAAGATCTTAGTGTTGATCTAGAGAATGGTGATACAGTTGTAGAGACTGAAGACACTATGACTCTGTTAGATAACTACATAGATGGAATAGATATTAAGGTTGATAAGAATAATGTCAAAGGGATCATGAGATCTCTATACATGGAAGCAGCAGAACTCTGATGTTTATTTTAACTGAAAAAGATACTGGTGGTGTATACGCTTTACCAAACAAAGAGAATGTTAAAACCGTTCATATGTTTGAGGAAGAAGATGATGCCTTTAGATATCTTGAACAGTTAAAAGCTATAGATTACAAAAGACATTTAGAGTTAATGGAAATAGATGTAGATTCTGTTGCCATTAATTGTGACAAGTTTGGTTATGCTTATTCTATTGTCACTAAAAACGACCTCATCTTACCGCCAACAAAATCGGAATGATTGTATTTGAAACTCTCCGTTGGAAGAATTTTCTTTCAACTGGTGATCAGTGGACTGAAATTCAACTTAATGAATCTGCTTCTACTTTAATTGTTGGTACTAATGGTGCTGGTAAGAGTACTATGTTGGATGTTTTATGTTTTGGATTATTCAATAAACCATTCAGGAAAATTAATAGAGGTCAATTAGTAAATAGCATTAATGAAAAAGGTTTAAAAGTTGAAGTATGTTTTTCTATAGGTAAAGATGAATACAGAGTTTTCCGAGGTGCAAAACCCAATCTCTTTGAGGTTTATAAAAATAACAAAATGGTTGACCAAGATGCTGCAGCTAAAGACACGCAGAAGTATTTGGAACAAACCATACTCAAACTTAACTACAAAAGTTTTACCCAAGTCGTCATACTTGGTTCATCCACATTTGTACCCTTCATGCAATTGGGAGCAAGTGTCAGGAGAGAAGTTATTGAAGATCTACTCGATATCCAGATCTTCTCAAACATGAATTCTTTGCTGAAGGATAGAGTTCGTTCAGCACAAAGTCAAAGTAATGATTGTGGCCACGTGCTTCGTCTCACAAAGGAGAAAGTAGAAAGTCAACAGAAGTTACTTGATTCATTAAAAGAAGTTAATCATAATCGTCAAGAAGAAAAACGTAAACGATATAATAAAAATTCTAAAAGTATTGAAGAAGTAAAATCTAATCATATTAAACTTAAAGACGAGATTCTAGTTCTTGAAGAAGAGGTGGGTGATGTTGAAGTTCAGAGAAAATTTGTTCGTAAACTTCGTCAAGGTCAAGCAGATAAAAAATCTGAACTTAAGTTAATTGCAAACAATCTTAAGTTCTTTAAGAGTCATGATCAATGTCCTACATGTACACAAAGCATTAGCACTACTTTTAAAACCAATCAAGTTGATACTTTAACTGGTTCTGGAACAACAATTGCTACTGAGATTGAAGCGTTTACTCAAGACATCACTGAAGCAGTGAGTGTTATTACTAAGATAGAAGAGACTTCTGCAAAACTATATGAAGTTCGTAGTGATGCTACTGCACAAGAACGAGAACTTGTTCGTCTTGAAAAGGAGAACCTTGAGATCTCTAAACAGATTCTCGAACTTCAACAAAGCACTCCTAACATTGATCAAGAAAAAGAAACTTTACAGGGGTATCTTGCTGAGTATAAAACAACTGAAAAGGATTGTGCAGAAGTCAATCAACAGTTGGATGAATTCCAAGTTGTATCTTCTTTATTAAAAGACTCTGGTATTAAGAGTCAGATTATTAAAAAGTACGTTCCTATCTTTAACCAACTAATTAACAAATACCTTTCGTCTATGGAATTTTTTGTTAACTTTACATTGGATGAAGAGTTCAATGAAGTTATCAAGAGTCGTTTCCGTGATGAGTTTTCTTATGCATCATTCTCTGAAGGTGAGAAGCAAAAAATTGACTTAGCACTTTTGTTCACTTGGAGAGAAGTTGCTAGGATGAAGAATAGTGTTGCTACTAATCTTCTTATTCTTGATGAGGTTTTTGATAGTTCACTTGATTCTTCTGGTACTGGAGAACTTCTTCAAATATTAAAAAGTCTTGGAGATGGAACAAATGTATTTGTTATTTCTCATAAAGGTGATATACTAGTAGATAAGTTCTTACGAACTTTAAAATTCGAAAAGGTAAATGATTTTTCTAAAATGTCAGATGAATCCTAAATAAATTATCCATGTAATCTTTAATACTTTATGCTTTCAACACAATATCGTTTAAGGTTAACAGCAATCTGTAAAGACATAGGTTCTGGGGTTGAGGTTAGTCTAGAAGATATGATCTGGGCAGAGAAATTGTCCAAAGCAAACACCGCAGCAAGAGGTATGCTAAACACAGCAAGAAGAATAAGTACTGACCCTACTGATTCTTTTCTGAATGAGTTGAATATTGGAGACCCCGATTCAACTCATCATAAAAGGGGGTTTACAGATCCACAAGATGTGGTAGAATGGTTTCACAATGAACGATCTGACGACTGGAGGCAACGTGATTGAATACACTGAACCAGCAGCAGATAAAATGAAATTAAGAGCAGATGCTCTTAAAATTCTAATGGCACAATTTGGTTCTGATGGAAAATCAGTATATGAATGTGCAGAAGAATGGTGTAGTAAACAGTATACTACAGCAGGTCTTGTCAAATATTATGAAGCATATTATTCTAAAAAAACAAAATGACTAAACCAATTGAAAGTTCAGAACAACTAATTCAACGTTTTACGAAACGTACTATGCAATTGCAAGCAAGGAAGCAAGAACTACAATCAGTATATGATGAGTATGTTAAGTTGGAAAGGGATCTAACTAGACTTGAAGGTTCTATGCAAGCAATACAATATGTTGCATATGGTAAGATGCCTGGTGATGGTAACCATGATAAATTCAAGGATCATAGACCAGTTAAGCATAACGATTTAGATTCATTAGACTAATGAATAATGAACGTAAAGAAAAGATCATAGAACGTATAGGGGAACTAGCAATTCTCCTAGGTGGAACCTCAGAGTATAGAACTTGTTATAGTAGTACAGGTCTAGCAACTAAAAAAATTATAGTCGAGTACGATCATCACCAAACCAAATGAAAGCAATTATCTACAGCGACAGAAACCTTGAATCTGGAAGAGCTCAACAACTTTTAAAGTCTGTTCGTTTTGATGAGTTAGTTACATACTATCTTGATGATGATTTCAATAATACTCAATTTCAATCTGAGTTTGGTTGTGATGCACCTTATCCCCAGATCACTATTGGTACAGAGCATGTTGGAGGATTGAAAGATACTCTTCATTATCTAAGTAAGAAGGGATTGATTTCATGAATGATATTATACAATTGAATAATCCACGAACATCAACATATAATGAGTTCAAATGTATAATAAAGAGTAATGAGTTCAATTGGAATTACTATCCACGTACAGATGAACGTCAAACTCCAGCAATGCTCTCTCATGCATTCATTAAAAGACCATCAGAAATAAAATTTCCAACTGTACTGTGTGATGGTGCTAAGTTTGCACATGATGTAGTACAAGAGATATTAAATCATAATGATATAATATTACATTGTATTTACAGATTAAATCTTAACATGGTTTTTCCACAAGCAGGTAATCAACAGACACCTGTACATGTGGATCATCCATTCCCACATGATAATATCATAATCTATTTCTCTAATGAAGGGAAGACAATACTTGAGAATGATGAACATGACCCTAAAGAAGATGATGTTATTATATTTCCTGGTTTACCACATTGTCAGGAACTACCCAAGAATGATATGAGATTGGTATTAGTAGCAACATGTATTACATCTAAGTTATGAGTCATACATTTACATTCACTGATGAAGAACTATTGTGTTTGCAGGTGTGTTTACAGAATGCACCATGTCCATATGATATAGGAAAGAAGAAATTAGTATCTGAAATAGAAGATAAGATTGGTCTTCCACCTAAAGTAGAGGTTGAACCATTAAGGTTGCCTAAATACGATCTAACAAAGTTTGGAATAACAGATTGATTATGACTCAAAATCTTACGTGTGAATGGATAACTCCACCAAACTTAGGATGGTTATTACATTCATTAGGTGATAAAGAAATCGATTACCTATGGAATTGTATAGGTGAAGGGAATAAGGAAAAAGTCAATGCACATCTTGCAGGTAATATAAATTCTAGTTTTCCTTTATATGATAAAAATGAGTGGTTCTTTAAACATACTCTCTGTCCTTTAATCAGAGCATATGGAGATCAATTTGAAGATATCGGGAATAATTTACCAGTGTTACATGCTCATCCATATACATTAAAAAGGTGGTGGGTAAATTATCAAAAACAACATGATTTTAATCCTCCCCATGATCATACTGGAGTGTATAGTTTTGTAATTTGGTTAAAGATTCCTACAGAACATGCTGAACAGAATAAAGATAATATTACAAATAGTCCTGTTAGATCAAATTTTCAATTTCATTATCAGAATATATTAGGAGAAATTATGCCATTCAATTATGAATTGGGAAAAAACTATGAGGGAAAGATGCTTTTTTTCCCTTCTAAATTACGACATGAAGTATTTCCTTTTTATAATTGTGAAGAGGATAGAATAAGTATTTCTGGAAATATATTTATAGATGAAACGAGAGAATGATGATGGAAGCATTAGAAATATTTCCTTCTAGGTTACTCAAAGGTCATGATCCTTCACTAGATAATTACAAGAAAGACTTAGTAGATTATTTCTACGACTTCTCTAGTAAGAATGAATCTAGTTTACATAGTAATTTGGGTGGTTGGCAGTCAAATCACTTCCTGCATCTTGAGAAGAGTTTCGAACCATTTATGTATTTAATGTGGAATGCATTAGAACCATATGTGCAAAAAATCACAGATGCATCTACAGATTTTGTAGAACCCTATCTACATAATTTGTGGTTTAATATAAATGGAACTAATGCGTCAAATAGATTACATACACATCCACACTCCATTTACTCTGGAGTTATGTGGATTAAAGCACCTGAAGACT